TTAAGTTTTAATAACTGCATAATAAGCTCGCCCTGTCTCTTTGGAAGGCCCTTTTTACACAGTCCAGCACGCGCACTAACGATTTGTTCCCCGCGCCGATGAACAGCCCGTTAATGCACGCTACATATTCGCCCGTCATACAAGCCCAATATTGTATAGTCGCCGCGCTCGCTATAGGTGCGGACAACAATCCTTTTACGTGACTGGGTATGAGGCAGTTTTCCTTACCCAGCGGAGTCACTTTCGCGCCAAGAGTTTTAACCCAGCTTGCAGCATTATCTTGCCCTGCTGCAGATAATTCATATGCCAGTTGTATGTGGTACGGTCTCCCTCGTAGCTCAGCGGCGCTCGCTATCAACTCCGAATTGGCAGGCTGTGTGTTCGTCGCCAACTCGTGTAATCTCGGATTCGGAATGGCGCTCACATAATTGTGTTCACCACACCGTAGGTAGCCTCCTCGAACTCCCACAACTCTTAAGAGCCCTGCGGTACTTCGTTCTCGAAGGTCTGCCTGTCCCGAGTACATCTCGTTGAAAACTGCGTCACTCAGATTCCTCGCCAACGGAATTTCTTTAAGCCGTCCTCTGCTCCACTCACCAGCGCTCCTCAATTTCTGCTCTGCGATCCTGCTTCGCCCTCCGAGCAACAAGTCAGCAGCGCGTCGTCTGCCCATACGCCTCTCTAACCACCTCCGCGTTATCACGTCCTCCGTAGCCACCCTTACTATGTCTAATCTTACACTATCCAACACCGTGAGTGTCACTGAGTCATCGTGCGCCCCTATCACGTCATAACCATCTATCATAGCTTTCATGAACAACTCCGCTCCTTTCTTCCTTTCTGGAGCGAATCGAGTCACATCGGCGCATGTGTAATCTGTCCAACTGATTCCTCCAGCAGACAATATGTCATCCGCGTCCAACGCCTTCCGTCCTAATGACTGCCGTTTTATCTCAGTCGTTTTACCTGAGCCCGGTGGTGCGATCACGTATCTGCCCCTCGTGCGTCTGTAATCAGTGTCGATGTGCGCTGTTGTCCCTATCAGACTCCTGACCTGGTTTAACCATGTGCAGAATTCGAATGCGTGTTGTGCCCACGCTTTATTTTGGTCTGTCGGTGTCGCATCTGACTCAATGTTCGCTCTTCTCCACGTGCGTGCCAGTCGTGCTGCTTCTTCTTCGATCACCTCACCAAATCTGTTTGCAACTTTCGAGGCATATGCTGAGCTCATCTTCGAATCTGTAGCAAGCGCTATCTCGTCCGTGATTACTTGGAACTTGGGACATGATGGTATCATGCAGGGTAGTGCGGTAGTAGCCCTGCCTGGAGCTGCCAGCCCCCAACCGCCCTTACTGCTGTCGCCACTTATTATCGACCTTGGCACTCGCACGTATGTGCCGGCACGCTTATCCACCAGCAGTTTTCCCCAAAAAGTCATCATGTTATCCCATATTGCCTGGGCCACGACGTGCCGCATGCCCCTGCGCACGAGCATGTGCACATGGGCATCCATGGCAGACACCCTTGATCGTACGTCGACGCGTTCCTTTGCTTGTAGTGGTTGCATGACCAGTGATCCTATAGACCGTGGGGCATATCCTGTCATCCTGCCCTTCTCGTAGATCACGCGCAAGAACACTCCGTACCTGGAGCTAATGACCTGTTTAGAAGCGTTTAGCATGAATCCGCTTCGCATCAGTGAGCTCAGTTCGATCGCGCATTCCGACCAATGTGACAACCTGCTCAATATGTCATCACCCCTGATCCGCTGTGCTAGCGGCTTAAGTTCATATCCCATTATGATAGACGCGTTCTTTCTGGCCACATCCTCATACGCCTCGTGTAGCCTATCATTCCTAAATGACGTATCGCGTGCACCTGTGAAGCCTCCCTGATAGACTTTGTATGTCTTATTTTTCTCGGGTATCTTGAGAAATTGATTTTCCATACTCGTCGCGATCCACTCGCACTCCTCACGCCACTCACTCAATACCGCCGGTGAGACAGAAGGAGCAATGGCCCCTGCTATCCTGTACTGCATGGCTTGTGCTCGCAGTGAATGGACCCTATCGTAATCATCGTGATCAGCCGCGAGCGTATATCCTCCCGCGTTCATTAACTCGTTATCCATGTTAGCTTGCTCGTCGGGGCCCAGTAACCCACACAAATACGGGAGTTTGATGCTTCCTTTTTCCAAGTGGCTCACTACATAATCTGAACGGGCGTAATGTTGATACGTCGTCCCATGTATCGAACGTGGCTTCATTCTGTCCAGCTTTTGCGAGCCCGTAGCCTCGCAGACCGCTCGCTTGGTCAACTTCCTAAGGTCTTCGTAATCCACTGATTCGGCATATGCTCGCTTAGATATCCTGATCTTCTCCTTATATCTGGACTTGACCGAGGATATCTGGTCCTGTAGTGTGAGGTATTGCTTCCATATTCGCTGCAATTCCGCTGCCACTCCGATCACATCGCGTGTAGCCCCTCCCACGTTGTCATAGAGGTAGTAGTGACATGATTCTGCTGAGTAACCCAACACGATCGTCACCGTCCCGATGTTACCAGGATCGCCCACTGCAGGCCATGGTCTTACCGCTCCGTCGAACATACCGGCGGCGCGTCTACTTAGCACGACCCGTCCACTTTTACCAGCTAATCTTTTGCCCCGGGCGCGCTTGAATGGGTCACCATATTTGCCCAGTTTTAAGTCCAATGCGCGTAGACGCGTGCTCAGTTCCTCTTCTTGTTCGGCCAAGCTTGATAATCTGAGAGACTTGGCCTCAGGATCGGTGTCTACCATCACCGACTGTCCACCACTGCTGCCACCTGCCATCCACACTTGTCTGCGATCATAATGCTCTGCTGGCGTTTCAGTTAGGATCTTGTTCGGTGTGGCCTTCTTCATTGACCTCGTCAATGACGATTCCAAATCTGTCCACCACTTATCTTCCGTCCACTCGCCATTGTCGTCAAGACTGTAGAGTGGTATCTGGCAGCCGTCCGTGCAACGATTAGCAATATCATCATCCCAATCAAATATCCAATTTGCCCTTCCTGTGAACTCCCCTATGTACGCCCCTTGTGCCAGTTCATCCACACCCAAGTGCCTGAAACCCCGTCCGCTAGGTAACATGAGGGTCTTCTGCATGGCCGTCGTGACTGCCTTAGACGTATTAGCAAAACCTTGCCTTGTCATCCTCAATATGCCTATTGACAGATAATAGCTCGCCAAGTCTTCCGCAAGTGGCAGTCCGCATATCCACAATATCCAGCAAGCCATCACATTTTTGCTCGTTTCGGGTGACGCCTGGTAGAACCCCTCCCGTATTAACCATACTCTCCGGTCTCTGACTCCGTCGGGGCAAGTTTTAATCATCACTTCCATGGCCGACCTAAGGTTGAACATTGTGTGGGCCCTTTCCTGGTCATTTACATAAGAAAACATAGAATCGAGTTTGTCCCAGTTGGAGTTAGAGTGACAAAAAGACGAAAAACACGCGTCTATCACCCTACGAGGACAAAGTGGTTTCAACTTCCTCTCTCTATTGATCTTATCAAATGCTATCTTCCACCATCGTGTGGCCGTCGCCTCAAGCCCCGTCATATCTGCCCATGGAGCGAACCAATCCATGGTCCTCTCCCATTCCGAATCACTGAGCTCGCCCGCTCTCCACCTTGATTCGGCTTCAAGCATGTCACTCAAGCTGATACTGGGACTCCGACCATCCCAATCTAAACATCTGACTTTTGTTGGTCTCTCCAAAACCGGTTTTAGGCCACAGCGCGCAACTCCAATAAACACGCCGGCCCAAGCTAGTCCCGTGAATCAGCCGATCTATTCTCTTCCGCTCCTGCCACTACCGGTCCGGCGACCTCAACTGCGACATGTCCAAACGCATCCACGGACGGGGCAGCCTCCCAGCCCGCAAAGAGAGGTGCTCCGGGGTGAACGACATCCGTTGATGGTAACGCGGCTGATAGCAGCACTCCCGGGGTAGCGAGAGGCCGTTGCTCGTGTGCGATCGTCGCCCTGGATAGTGGGCCGTGATCAGTTCGAGAGACCTCATACCGCACTGCTCTCAAAAGGGTCGAATCGAAGTTTACATGCCAAGTTGATAGTAGATACGTCCCTTGATGGCCCGCATCCGTCACCCAAGCATTAGCTATGAGTGTCGTGAAGGGCGACAGCGTTGCCACCTTCTCCGATTCGGAGTGTCTACTCCTATAGTTTAGAGCAGCCCGTCCACCCTCCAGTTCCGATGCATGCTGTGTGAGCACCAACGCTTCAATATACTGGTCCACCGCCGCAAATTTCCCCGTCCTGTCGACTCTAGTCTGGCTCAGATTAGTGTGGACATAGTCGGCTACCCTACGTTGTGCCGCGCCCAATCTATGCACTTCGGCTCCGCCATATGTGCAACCAGCCACAAGAATCTCCCATTGCCATGGCGCTCTCGGGGCGTGACGATACATCAGACATGCCCAGGCGGGCATGAACAAGGCTAACTCGCCACGTGCGACTATCCTGGCCATACTGAAGCCGGTTTGCCAGCGGCGTCTGTTGTATAGCACCCTGTTCACATCCCTACAATTCATGATGCCGTAGACGCGTCTCAAATACTTGACTGTGCCTTGCCAGAAGTGCGCGGCGCTCTGTCGCCTAGTCCCCCACATCGACGACGTTACATCTGTTGCGATCGTGTCGACATTCAAGATAACATCATCAATGTCTCCGCTCGACACGCAGAGGGCCTGGTATGTCCGCGAGCTTGCATCGATCCCAGCTACCGTCAATTTATGCATTGTCCGCAAGATCCAATCTCGTGGCAGGTTGAATATTGGCTCCAGATCTCCGCGGGCTGTAACGCTCCCCTTCACATATGCCGATACAAGGGTATTAGTGATTGGCATCTCGACCATCGTACCAGACCCAACGATGCCATTCGCCCACACTGGCCACCGTCGTGTCGTTGCATCCGCTGGTACTATCTCATTGCGTAGGTGACAGGCCGACATCCTTAGAGCTAATGAGAGACCGATCTTACAATCGTCGAACTCGTCGCGCCAGAAAGCCATCTGCCTGATCGCCTGATAATACTGTGCTATTGTCGGCACAGTAGCCCTCGCAGGTAATGTCTGCGGTGGAGCAGCCACACCGGCCGCCGCCGCCACGCCCCCAGCTGGACCCAGAATGCCAAAGTCATCCTTCCCAGTACACATGGTCAAATGGATGCCTGGGAAACTGTGTCCCAGGGGGGCTGGAGTGGCGTTAATCCTGTGATTTTGCATCGTAAGTATGAACGATGGAAATGGCCGGTAAAAGTCCGCCATGCACTGGGCCACTTGCCA